CAAAGACATCACGCAACGATCCCCAATAGGGTCTCGTCACGCGAATGCGCTTCGGACGCGTCGAGTAGCGCTGAGTAAACGGCTCACGGGATGGAGCACCCCGTAAGACCGCATAAGCTCGGGCTTGTTCAAAAGCCCTAACGTCTAGGAACTTCAAACCATCCGCGACAGGCTGGGAAAGTATTTCTACCCAAGACCATTGCTGCAGTTCAAGGTTCCACTTCACAAATCGTGAAGCCATTGCAAGATCCAGAGGTACCGAAAAACAGGTATCCCCGGGTTCAACACCAGGCCTAACAAGGTCAGGCTGATGCTGCCGCAGCATGGAGCGGACCTCCTCAAAAAGGAGGGTCGTCCACGGCGATCGCAATGTAGCGTTATGAAAGGCACATACCTGACGTATGTCAGAGATACGGTCTTTCAGAGTCACAGGACGAACGTCCTGCCCAGCGTACCAATCCCTCCCGCAGCTCTCGCGGAACGGTCCAGTCACGAACGTTTTATCCGGGTTGATAGAAAAACCCAGGTCTCGCAATCTCTCGATTACGAGCAACGCTTCGTTGCGAGGTACGACAATGTCGTCCCCATAGACTGAGAACCGCCCCACGTCGCCCCCGGTCTCCCGGAGGCACGAGTAGCATACGGACGCAAAGATAAGCGTCTGCAAAGGGAAGCAAAAGCCATTACCCATCGAGCAAAACTTCTCATATCGAAAAGTCTCGCCCTTTAGAGTAAACCACGGCGAACGGATCGAGTCGAAAAACTCAAACCACTCGGGCGGCAACAACTCACGCACCACCTCGATCGATAACGAATCGGAGGCAGCACGTAAATCGATCGTACAGAACGGATCAGGACCTCCCAGAGAACCCGCGAAAGCGAGAACCTGGTTGGCTGTCTGATCGTTGAGGTTAATGTTCACCCTGCGCAATCTCTTGCGTAGATAAACATCGGCCCCTTTCTGCACGTACCCATTAAGTAACGGTTCCACCGCAATAGTGCGATGGGTTTTCGCCGTCTTTGGTACAAGCGTGATGTTATTACAGTTCGTATACTCAACCTTGGACACAATTTTATCCCTGAATAAGACGGGATCATAACACTTGATTACGCCCGGGAGGACGCAATCACGAGCATGAATATTGTGCCACAAAGCCGTTATCGCATACGGCAGAGCAGTAGGTGTCACCGACCACCTAGACGCAAAAATCTTACGCGCTAGATTGGTCGAATTACCATGAACACCTACCGATGCTCCGGCAGTAAAATCGCACTCCCTCATAATGGATGGGATATCCGGCTTATCGCCGATTACCTTCACTATGAAGCGACGACATTCGTCCCAAAAGGGCATCTTGTCATCTATCCTAAGCTTACGCTTAAGACGGAACTGCGTATTGACCCTCCTGCAACGCCTCTCGGCGTGCCAGAACTTCGCGAGAGCATTGGCCTCCGGATCTAAACCCGGGACCTCCGCTTCCGTGAAGGGGTACTTACGCAAGAGTGCAGAAACCTGAGCGTCCGCAAAGTAACTAGCGGCCGAGTCATACAACTGTGGACTCGATAGCTCAGACCACTCAAGAAGTTTGTCAAAATGTCGGGCTCTAACGTGCCCTAGTAGTGACTCCCGATTTGGGTGGTTACTGCTTCTGAGGTAGGTGGAAACAATGTCGCATAATACAGACATTGGATCCACATTGATTCCGGTATTAATACCGGATCGATGCCTGGGGGTGGACATAAGGTCTCCTCCAAATGGTGAGGACGCTTCAATTCAGGAGCGTCTGGATCTGGGTATCCAAAATAAATAAGAACACCCAGTACGACTACAGCGAACATGCGAACAATGAGCAGTTCCATAGGTCAAGCACTCAACTACGAACCGGCGAAGGCCGATTTACGTGTTGATGATTGCTGACTTACAGAGTGCTGCAAAGTCCGCATGGGCCACAAAAGCGGCCGCTTCGTCGATCACCGCATCAACCTCAGTGCCGTCGGACCCCGTAGGAATAACCACCTGGACGTCGATAATCATATCGGTCGCCAGTTTGTCAGTTCCATCGGTGACAGACCGGGTGAGTTTGAAACGACCTCGCGACTTCACTTTGCCGACATCCCCAACAGGGGCCGTCGCTCGGTAAAGATCAACAAAGTCGTTGAACTCCGAACTATGATCGGGACCAAGGTACCGATATGAGTCCGGCGACCTAGCGACATCATTGTCGTAGGTCTTTGTGTCAAGAGTAAGGGACATTTCGTCTCTCCTTTTTGGTGCACGTTACTTAGATCGCAGCAATTGCGACCCGAGTGCGACGAGGTCGAGAACACGTAACTTATGAGCAAGACTCCCCGTAAGGGGAAGAGTGCGAAAAGTTAGGCCCACGGACACGCCTGGCGTGCGGGTTTTGTGGATAGATTCCACGGATTCGCTAACACTACCAGGACTGCTTATGTTGCGCGGTCTCCCATCAGAGAGCTCGCCAGCATCATCAAGATAAGTATCTCGAGATGAGCTATCAGTCCTAAGCGTAGTAGTCCAGCTACCTAACACCTTCACCCCTGCTTTCGGGGTGATCGCGCTGATCCAAGGACCAACGTTAACAAACCAATCAACGACAAACGAGTACGGAATCGCCTCCCACACAGTGGCAGGCAACCTCGTAAACGACGTACCAAAAGTGTCTGGCGAACGGGCATACTCATAGAGTACACCTGCGCGAACAGATACCTCGGTAGACGTCTGTGTGGTAGACTGCCACACAAACGGTCCGTCAGTCAGCTCTTCGCTAACTGACGCTGTCGAGAAATCCCGCGCTGAACCACGCGCGGTCGACCGGACGGGTTTAAAACCGTTCACGGTTTTCTCAATTGCGTTGATGGCGTCTTGGACATCGTGAGCTAACGGCCGTACCGCATAGCGGTATGACAACCAGTTATCACGAAGGAACGCACCGGTCGCAAGCGACCGTTGAAAACGTTTCTTGTTCTTTTGGGATCTAACATCCCGCAAAAACGTATTCCAAGACGATAGAGGGTTTACAAGAAAGCGGATAGTCTCACCCAGTTCTGCCAAGAACACCTGCGATTCCCATGTGGGGTCGTCGATATTCGAGGCGGCTTGGGTGCCCGCTTCCACTGCAAGAGTGCTACTCACAGTTGTGTCTAAGTGACCCAACTGAGCCCCATGAATGTTTAGCCCCCCTGGGTACTCGCTATAATTCTGCGAATACGTACAAGGTTGCGTCGACTTCTTAGGGATTGAGTAGCCAAAAGACCCGAGAGTTAGCTCTCTGGACTTTTTGGACTTCGCAAAGGGATTTACGAAGATTTCACCCTTGGCACTACGCTCGTAGTATCTAGGGATGACCACATCAGAGATCGATTCATAACTGCCCGTCCAGGCCTCAAAGTTAAGTGAGGAGGACGTATCGGAAGTAGTACAATCAGTATTATGTACTGTCCCGGGGTAGTCAGTCTCGACAAAGGTGCGATTGTCCGTTGATCTATAGCGCATGCTGAACTCCCTACCATGTAGGTAGTAAGGTTGAAATGGCTGAATGCCGTCGCATGATGCGACAAATGGCCCCCCG